TTGAAGAGATCAGTGATGCGCCGGCAGTTCTGCAGCAAAAGACAGCTTCTGTGCCGCGTAATTTCTACGAAATGCTTAAACATCCTGAGTTGGAGAGCATTTACCCGACCTATGACATGCCACAGGTGATGATGGAGACAACAAAGCGCAAGGGTGCGCCGTTGGCCATGGGTAATTTTGATGTTCAGAACAACATGATCAGTGGTCGGATACGTGATTTGCCGGAGGATGATGCGAGGAGCATGGTCCGCGGAACTGTGTTGCACGAGGGCCAACATGCAATCCAGTCAGCAGAAGGTTTTACAGAGGGTGCAAACCCCGGAGCGTTTATTGCTTACGTGCAAGCACGTCAAGGTAAGTACAACGCTAATCCTACGGTCAATGAGAATGTTATTCGGGAGATGGAAAGAGCGTATCCAAACATTGGAAGCGTTGCGGACAATCTATCGATGCGTTTGCAGGCCGACAAGTACATGAGATATGCGGTGGGAGATCCTGACAGGTACGTTGGTGAGACCTTGTATCGTCATATGCCGGGCGAAGTGCAGGCGGAGTTGGCCCGTGTGCGGAGTAACTTGACACCTGAGCAATTAAAGGCAACGCCGCTTGAGGTATCAATGCAGCAGTTGGGTGTTGATCCAAAGAATATTTTGGAAATGAACAAGATGGGTTCCCGCCCAGATCGTTACATTGGTGATGTTGAGTACGATCCTACAGGCTATGCCGACGGTGGTGAGGTTGAGCAAGAGCGCCTGACCCCGCAGCAAATAGAACGAATCGCGGAACGAGAATCAGCAGAGCGTGAAGCCGCAAGCAATGCTGCATTTATTGCGCAGAAATCTGGTATTGGTCGCAAGGAAGGCAACATCTCCAAGGCTTTGCAGTCTGGTCAGGGTCAGGTAGAGTTTCTTAAAGGCATGACCAACGTACCGCAGAATATTTTGGGTGCGCCGGTTGATCTTGCAACGATGGCGATGCGTCCTTTTGGCTACGATGTTGAAAAGCCGTTCATGGGCAGTGAGTATCTGAAGGAACAATCACGGGCCGCGGGCCTAGGGTTTACGCCATCTACTGATCCAACCCTAGCCGGCTTTTATGGTGCTGGTGATATAGCCAGTAACCTTGTCAATCCTGCTGGCGCGACCCGCACGGGCGTGAAGGCTGCGGGTGCTGTAGCGGAAAAAGCGGGCGAAGCGGCGCGTGACTTCCAGCAGTACAACCAGCAGTTGGCTGTTCCCGGTGCGTCGTACATCCGCCGCCCTGCTGGTGGTGTGTTCCCAACGGCAAAGAGCGTGGAAGACGAGCCAGTATCTTCGTTGGATACGGCAATAAAAGGGTATATAGGAACGTTAGACCTTATTAGAGCACCAGCCGAAAACAAAGAAGCGGCAAAGCAGTTTATTGATACAAAACTTCGCGACTACTTTAAGACTAAAGCAGGCAGCATATCGGATCCTTTACGCGAAGCTTTGATTAGTGGCCGCATTAAACTTCCAAAAGATTCTCCGTTAGAAGAACAATTTCCACAAGCCCTGATTAATGCTTCAAGGGCAGGCGATGTTACGGCGATGAAGGAAATAGAAAAACGTTTTGACCGGATGATGAATGTAAGTAATTTCCGTGTTCAGCAAACAGGGGCTGGGTTAGACGACAACAGGGTGGCAGCAGAGGCGTTTAAACAAACAATTTTGCAACAGATAAAAGCTAATCCAAACATTATTCCAGATGAGTTTTTGTTGCGATTGACTAAAAAGAATGCGGATCAATTGCCTCCTAAAAAAGCAGCGGAAGAAGTTGCCAACATTCGGCAAAAGTTGGCGGATAACCCAACATTGTTTAACACGGTGCTTGAGCCAAAAATTTCTCGTTTGATAGATGATCAATTAGTTGAAAGTGTAAGCCCAAGTAGCGTTGCTCAATATGCGGATCTGTATCCCGCTTTAGCAAATGCACCAAAGCGGCAAGAAGGAATTATGGCGTTACAGGCAGATGTGCCCATTACGGATTTAACGTACATGGGCATTCCCGATGCATTTGGCATGCAAAGGTATGAGTTTGCACAAGAAATAATGAAAATGGATCCTAAAGACCTTGCACAGATGAGCGTGCCTGAGTTTTATGCTAAAGCTCTCCCATCATTTGCAAAAGCAGAAGTATTTAAAGAAAAAGTTCGCACAGTAGACAAGTTAGCCTCAGCAAAAAAACCCGTTCCTCCTGAACTTGGTCAGTTTGGCACTAAGGAATTTTTGCCAACTGATTCAAACGGTATGACATGGCGCGAGATTACCGATCCAAAAGCTTCTTTAATTCAAGCAAAGTTTTTGGGTAATTCAATAGGCGGCTATGCGGAAGCTGGCACATATGGTCCAATGGACAATGGTATTAATGCGTTAATAAACGGAGAGGTTCGCCTCTTTAGCCTGTACGACAAAAATGGGCACGCTGTTAACAACGTTGAATTTGTGACGCCCAAGGTGGCCAACAAATTACCACACAAAGCAAACACCATTACTCAGATGAATGGCAACGGCGTTAGAACAGGCAACGTGGTGCCAGAAGACTATGCAGAACAAATGTTAGATTTGGTCAATGCATTAAACCCTAAAGACATACCGTTCAGCATTAAGCAACTATTTCAGGACAAAGGTTTGATTGTTGCTCCCCCTCCTCCACCACTAAATGCAGCGCGCACAATTCAAATGAATATGTTTCAACCACCCGCGCAACGCGCTACTGGCGGTATGATCGAGCGCCAACCCAACGATAACCGCAGATATCTGTAAGGACACAACATGCCAATTGAAAAGAACATGACAATCGACGACTTGCCCGGGGGCGATGTCGCCGTTGAGATGGAAGATGAGTTGCCCTCGGATATTGACATTGAGTTTGACGCAGAAACCGGTGCGGTAGTTATCAATATTGGCGCAGAAGACGACGATGTTGCCTATGACAGCAACTTAGCCGAGGTCATTGAGCCAGATGTCTTGCAGCTTATCTCTTCTGACTTGATGTCTTTGTTTGATGCTGACAAGTCTTCACGCAAAGAGTGGGAAGAGCAGTACAGCAAGGGCATGAAGATGCTGGGCTTTACGTTTGAAGAGCGTACCAAGCCATTCAAGGGCGCGTGCGGCGTGCAGCACCCACTTTTGACAGAGAGTATTGTTCAATTCCAGTCACAAGCGCTTAAGGAATTGATGCCCGCGGGCGGGCCCGTGCGCACGCAGGTGCTGGGCAAAGAGACACGTGAGAAGTTAATGCAAGCGGACCGCGTGCGTGACTTCATGAACTACCAAATCACCACGGTGATGGAAGAGTACACACCTGATTTTGATCAGTTGCTGTTCTATGTTGGCTTTGGCGGGTCAGCGTTTAAAAAGGTTTATTACGACGAGACCAAAGGTCGCATGGTAAGCGCTTTGGTGCTGCCTGATAATCTGTATATACCGTATACCGGCTCATCTGTGATGAGCGAATGCCAGCGGATCACGCACCGCGTTCCGATGTCCACCAACGATTACCGCAAAGCAGTGATCCGTGGTCAGTACTTGGATACAGCGCAGATGACGACTGCGGCAGAGACGGGCCAGAGCATCATCAAGAAGGAAACAGATCGCACTACGGGTGTTGATCCTACTGGTGTGGAAGAAGAGATCTGTTTGCTGGAGTTCTTGGTTGATTTGGACATCCGCGGCTTTGAGCACAAGGATGAAGACGGCGAAGAGACAGGCATCAAGCTGCCTTACATCGTCACGATTGATGAGATCTCTCAATCTGTTGTGGGTGTGCGCCGTAACTGGAAAGAGGGCGATCCTTTGTTTGCACGCAAGCAGTACTACGTGCATTACTTGCTGGTCCAAGGCCCCGGAGCGTATGGCTTGGGCTTTTTGCACTTGGTTGGTGGTTTGACGAAGACAGCAACATCTGCTTTGCAGCAATTGGTGGACGCTGGAACGCTGGCTAACTTCCCTGCCGGCTTTAAAGCCAAGGGTGCGCGCATTGCAAACGACGATACACCTTTGTCGCCCGGTGAGTTCAGGGACATGGACGCAGGTGGTGCGGAATTGTCTGCATCCTTGTTGCCATTGCCGTACAAAGAGCCAAGCCAGACGCTGTTTGCTTTGCTCGGGTTTTGCGTAGATGCTGGTCGCCGTTTGGCAAGCATTACGGATATGCAAGTTGGTGACAGCAACCAGAATGCTGCTGTTGGAACGACGATTGCATTGCTTGAAAAAGGCAGTGCAGTGATGTCTTCCATCCACAAGCGTTTGCATTACAGCCAGCGCATGGAATTTCAATTGTTGGCCAAAGGTTTTGCAGACTATTTGCCTGCTGAGTACCCATACGATGTGCCCGGCGAGAGCCGCAGGATCAAGGCAAGAGACTTTGATGACCGCATTGATGTGTTGCCAGTCTCTGACCCCAACATTTTCTCTGTTGCCCAGCGTATCACGATGGCGCAAACGCAGTTGCAACTGGCCCAGAGCGCCCCGCAGATGCACAACATGTATGAGGCCTATCGCCGCATGTATGAAGCCATTGGTGTGCGTGATATCGATACCATCTTGAACAGCCAGCAGGTAGATAAGCCAAAAGATCCTGCAAGCGAGAACGCACAAGCGCTGGATGGCTCACCACTGAAAGCTTTTGCCGGCCAGCAGCATGATGCGCACATCATGGCGCACATTATGTTTGGTTTGAGCCCTATGATGCAGTCGATGCCTAACGTAGCGGTTACTATGCAAAAGCATATCTTTGATCACATCCGGTTGAAGGCCGAAGAAGAGGTGGAAGCCGAGTTGTTCCGTCAATACGGCACTGATCCTGAGGGCTTGGTATCTGCGTTGCAGCGCGAAGCAATGGTTGCAATGCAAGTTGCAAAGGGCTATCAAGAAGTCAAAGCTTTGCAAACACAGCTAATGGGCCCCCCACAAGATGATCCTTTGGTCAAATTGAAGGAGCAGGAGATTGCGCAAAACGCTCAGAACGATCAGGCTAAGCTGCAAATGGACCAACAACGCATTGGCCTTGATCAACAGAAGGAACAAAACGATGTCCAGTTTGATTCTGCCCGTCTAGCACTGCAACAACAGGTTGCAGCGCAGAAGAATTCGCAAGATGCAATTAGAAATGCCCAACAAGGAGCAAAAAATGCAAACCAAAGCAACAAAAAAGCCTAAAAAAGCGCCCAAGGAGATGTCCGGAGCGCCAAAAAGTGTAAAAACACCACAAAATGAGCCACGTGTAACGTATGTTTACCGAAAAGATGCATTTAAAAAGGTAAAAATAGCGTAATAGTGTGCATAATGCACACGTAACCTTCGGACAGGGGTCTATCTGTCTGCTTCATTGGAGTTATCCATGCTTGAATTTGCAGAGAAAGTCATATTTGCCATTCGCAGGCTTGAAAACGAGACTAAAGACTTCGTTAGCAGCGGCAATGTCAAATCGATGGAGCAGTACAAACATTTGATGGGCCGGTTAGAGGGTTATACGTTTGTTCAGGAAGCCATACAGGATGTCTTGAACAGGAACTCTGATCAATAAAGGACCAAACAGATGGAAATGACTGCATTAGAGAAGCGATGGGCTGAGGAAGCGGTTGAAAAAGCCGCCGCTGAAGCTTCTGCTGCTGAGGCTGCCAAGATTGAAGAGGCAGAAGAAGAGCAGCGCATCGAAAACATCAAGGAACACCTTCCACAGCCTACAGGTTGGCGGATTGTTGTGTTGCCCTACAGAGGCGCTAAGAAAACCAAGGGCGGCATTGAATTAGCCGAAGAAACCTTGGAACGACAGCAACTCACTACCACTTGTGCATACGTTTTGGCCGTTGGCCCACTCGCTTACAAAGACACCGACAAGTTTCCGGACGGTCCTTGGTGTAAAGAAGGCGATTGGATCATTTTTGGTCGGTACGCTGGCGCACGTATGGGCATTGATGGCGGAGAGATCCGTATTCTCAATGATGACGAGATTCTGGCCCGCATTAGCGATCCAGATGACATTCTGCACATGTAAGGAAGCATATGACGCAAGTAATGAACGATTCGCAACTTGAGTTTGACCTTGGAGAAGGTGAAAAGGCCACAGATGTGAGCTTTGACCGACCTGAGGGCGACGAGAGTCCTGCGGCACCGGAACAAGAAACACAGATATTTCAGAAGCCTGAACAGGAGTCTGCTCCTAAGAATGAATTGGATGAGATTAGTGAAGGTGTGCAAAAACGCATCTCAAAACTCACTGCGCGCATGCGCGAAGCAGAGCGCCGTGAGCAAGCAGCCCTTGAGTACGCTAAAGGCTTGCAGAACCAAACGCAGAACCTCCAGCAAAAGCTTGTACAGACGGATTACAGCCGCCTGAACGAAGCTAAGACTAGGCTTGAGACACAGCAGGTGCAGTTGCGCCAGATCATTGCCAAGGCACGTGAAGAAAACGATGTCAGCACTGAATTGGAAGCACAAGAGCGCTTGTCTGCGTTGAGTGGAGAGCAGCGTCAAGTGGCGGGCTGGTTGCAAACACAGCAAGAAGTTGTTCAGCAGCAAAGCTACCAGCAAGCGCAACCCGCGCAGGCTCCTGTACAACAACGCCCTCAACCTAACCCTCGTGCAGAAGATTGGGCGGAACAAAACTCTTGGTTTGGCCAAGACCGCGTGATGACTTATGCTGCTTGGGGCATACACCAAACACTTGTTGAACAAGAAGGTGTTGACCCTAACTCCGAGGAGTACTATACTGAACTTGACAAGCGTGTCCGGAGTACATTTCCGGACAAGTTTAGCCAATCCAGACAACAGCGTTCCGCGCCTGCTGTTGCCCCTGCCGCCCGTAGTTCGGGAATAAATAGTGCGCGCCGTACTGTCCGGCTTTCGCCGAGTCAGGTTGCTATAGCAAAAAAACTGGGCGTTCCTCTTGAAGAGTATGCCAAGTATGTTAAGGAGTGAAACAATGACTAAAGTTACTATCGACAAAGCCCCTCGCGCAACACGCGATGCGGAAAAACGTCGCCGTCCTTGGACCCCTCCCTCACGTCTTGACGCGCCTCCTGCCCCTGAAGGGTTTAAGCATCGTTGGATTCGTGCTGAGATAAACGGGCAAATAGACAAAGCAAACGTCTATAGTCGTCTTCGTGAGGGCTATGAACTAGTCCGTCTTGAAGAACTGCCCGAAGAATATCAAGGCATGATGCCTACCGTTGATGACGGTAAGCATGCTGGAGTTGTTTCTGTAGGTGGACTTTTGCTTGCAAGAGTTCCCGATGAGACAATTGCAGAACGCAACGAGTACTACCGTCGTAAGGCTCAGGAACAGTTACACGCTGTTGACAACGAGATGATGCGAGAAAACGCTCACTCTACAATGCGGATCCAGAGCCCCGAGAGGAGCTCGCGCACTTCATTCCGTCAGCCGCAAGGTTGATTCTTTAATTTTTGTAGGAGCTACAAATGGCAAATATCAATAAGCCTTTTGGTTTGCGTCCCGTTGGTAACCTGTCCGCTACTGGTGCTCAAAAGCAGTACGGCTATCAGATTGCTGACAACCAAGCCGGAGCAATTTTCCAAGGCGATTTAGTTGTCGTATATGACGGCTTTATCATTAAGTATGACGCATCTACGCACAGTGCCCCCACAGGCGTGTTTAACGGTGTTCAATACAACGACCCAACCCGTGCGGGCAAGCCCACATGGAAAAACTTCTACCCCGGTAGTATTGACGTTACACAAGGCATTATTGCTTGTGAAGTGTTAGACGACCCATCACAATTGTTCTTGGTGCAAGCCGACGGAACAATTACTCAAGCTAATATTGGCAAGAACGCTGATCCTGTTTCCGGTACAACTGGTAGCACGGTGACTGGTGTTTCTGCTGGTGCATTGAGCTCTGCTTCCATCGCTAAAGATGCCGCCTTGACTTTCAAGATCATCGGTATTAGCGAGCAGCCCGACAACGAGTTAGGTCTCTATACCGTTGTTGTTGTTAAACTTAATCAGCATCAGTACGGTAGCGTCGGTGTTGCATCTAACGGAGCATAATCATGGCAATCACCCGTTCCCAACTAGTAAAAGAACTTGAGCCCGGCCTGAACGCCTTGTTCGGTTTAGAGTACAAGCGCTACGAAAACGAGCACGAAGAAATCTTCTCAATCGAGACTTCTGACCGTGCATTTGAAGAAGAGGTCATGTTGACTGGCTTCGGTCAAGCTCCGGTGAAAACCGAGGGTGCCGGTGTTCAGTACGACACAGCACTGGAATCCTTCACAGCCCGCTACACACACGAAACCATCGCTATGGCTTTCGCGTTGACAGAGGAAGCTGTGGAAGATAACTTGTATGACCGCTTGTCAGGTCGTTACACCAAAGCTATGGCTCGTTCAATGAGCTTCACAAAGCAAGTAAAAGCTGCTTCTGTGTTGAACAACGGTTTCACTGGCGGCAACTATGCCGGCGGCGACGGCGTTGCATTGTTCTCTACAGCCCACCCAACTGCCTTGGCTCAAAACTATGCAAACACTCCCGCAGTGCCTGCAGATTTGAACGAGACATCTTTGGAGCAAGGTTTGATCGACATCGCCGCGTTCATCGACGAGCGTGGTTTGAAGGTCGCTTTGACTGGTCGCAAAATGATTGTTCCTAAGGAACTGCAGTTCACTGCAGAGCGCCTGATGAAGAGCACTTTGCGTACTGGCACTGCTGATAACGATATCAACGCTATCAAGTCCATGGGCATGCTCCCAGAAGGCTATGCCGTCAATCACTACCTGACTGACGTCAACGCTTGGTTCATCATCACTGATGCACCTAACGGCTTGAAAATGTTCCAGCGTTCACCCATCAAGACAGCCTTTGAAGGCGACTTTGACACAGGTAACGTTCGTTACAAGGCTCGTGAGCGTTACAGCTTCGGCTGGTCTGACCCACGTGGCGCTTACGGTTCGCCCGGCGCATAATATTTCTTTAGAAATATTTGAAAGGGGGCCTTGTGCCCCCTTTTCTTTTGTTGTATATTGATAGCACTCCGGGGTTATCCGGTGCATCAAACAGTCCCGGCTGACGACATACAGATTGATGCACTTAACTTGTATGTAAGGAAACATCATGGCACGCACTACTTTTTCGGGCCCAGTCCGGGCTGGCTATCAAGGCGGCAGCGCAGGCACTCAACAGCCAATCACTCCCACAAATATCAATACTGGTACAGTTATTGAAGTCAACCAAGGCAGCGGTGCTTATGGTTTTTACTCCCGTGTTGAACCAACTGTAGGGTTTGGTTCTAGCGCGTTTGCAACGCCCGGTGAAGCTTATGGCATGTTTGGCCGTACCCAGTCCGGCGCTCCTTTTGCAACAGTCCCTTCAACTAACTTTAACCACATGGCTGGCGTTGTTGGCAACTTTGCGGTAATCGGTACTTACTCTAACAACGGCTTGATGGCCGGTGTGATGGGTATTATCAACACCAACACGCTGTCTGGCGACGCGGCTGTGATGGCTTTCATGGCAGGTGATTCTGGCGTGACAACTGCTCGTGCAGCGTTTGGTGTTGCGATGGCTCAAACCACAGGCGGTTCCGGTTTTGAGTATGGTATTGACTTGAAGATGCAAGACCCCGTTCTTGATGGTGGTGGCCCTTCTAGCGTTATTCCTTACACCAAAGCCAACATCCGCATGGAAGATGATGTTGTGGTTATGGTAAACACGGGTGTTCCTACTGACGGTACAACGGGTGACAACTTTGCTGGCCCCGGTTCCATGTATATTGACAGCACTGGTGCAAACCTTTATCTCCAGACAGGGGCGATTACCAGCCCCGTTTGGAA